AGATCATCCTATTGTATATTATCCAATATCTGAAACATACTCTAGCTTAATAGGATCATATCAAGACGTATTAGACAACTACAATACATACCAAGAATTTGAAGATGATTTTTCAACATACAGTGATGTAGTTTCTAATACCATATTTGATCATTCTGGATGTGGAAATGATGGTATATATCAAGGGGATTTAGTAGATGTATTTTTACCTTTAACCTCTGGTGGTAGTCATGCAGCAAATATCACAAATACAAATTACATGACAGTTCCGACTACATATGACTATTATGGGTCCACAGCATCTGGCGGATTTGGAAATAAATATACATCAGATAATGATTTTACATTAGAGGCTTGGATATATACTAATATTCCAACTACTAATTTAACTACCATCTTTGCCGATCCAGTAAATAATGTTGGATTATTTTGGCAAAGAGGAAATATTATTTTTAAGCTTGATTCAGAAGAATTAAATTACACCATTCCATATTTTAAAAAAGCATTACATATAGTAGCAGTATATTCAATTTTCCAAATGATAATTTACGTAGATGGACAAGCGGTAGCTTCAAAAAATCTATCAGGTTTTAAATTTACAAATACATCTATATCTTTACAAATTGGTCCAACAGCACATGCTTCAGACTCATTTATTGTAGATGATCCAGCGGTATATAGGTATGCTTTATCTGCTACTCAAATTGTAAATCATTATAATGACAACGGATTTTTACCACCAATACAAATAGCATACCCAGATAATGGACAATTATTTGAACTTTATGACAATAGCATTAGCTCTCAATATAGATATTCATATCCAGCCGATAGGTCTTGGGAATATTTCTTAACTGATGATTTATATTATAATAGAGATGATAATGCAATTGAAATGGCATATTCTGAAAATGCAGTTTCAAAAACTGTATATTTAACAGATCTAGTTACTATCCCACTGGGAATTACAATGGACTCTTCTAAAATTGAATGGTATGGCGATAATGGAATTATGGTAGAAACTAGTATAGATAACACTACATGGGTTCAATGCATGAATGGACAATCAATTCCTCAGTATAAATTAAATGACTTTGATACCTCAGGTTTTGTTTATTTAAAGATTACCATGTCTACTACAGATAACAGTAAGTATCTACCTAAGCTTTATAATTTAACTTTATCTTTTTATAACGACCAAGTAATGTATGCTCAAAATGGTGGAAGCTATATGTCGACATTTTCTAATTTAATAGGAATATCAGATCCATCAATAAGCCTTGGACCTAATAAATATCCTATTCTATCTAGAGATTATAGAAATGGAATTAGAGTTCCGACAGATTCTGGATTTTATATTAATGCTAATATACCTGTAAAGACTATTGAATTTTTCTATACCCCAGATGCCCTAACAAATAGCGGACTCATAACCTCAATATCAAATAATGGATATGCTGCCTCAAACGTATCTTGGAACGGGGCTGGAGCTATGAGTAAAACCAACGTAAACTCATTATATGTAAATGGGGTAAATAAGACATCAGCTACAAATGTATCAGATATATTTACAGCGGGAGAGCTGCATCATGTGGCGATAACATACTCTCAAGCAATTTCAGGCCCAATTAAATTCAATTATTCTCTGGGTGGTACCGTAGGATGTTTAATTCAGAATATTGGTCTATATCAAGATCAATTTACAAGCACTCAAATATTAAATCATTATAATTTATATTTGGGTAAAGCCTCTGCAGTAGCCCAGGATTCTACTATAACCTTGACAGAAAATTCAGTTGAGGCTTATAATAATGACTGGCTTGTGATACAAAACGTATAATTTTGTCAAAACCCTGGACAAAATCTGGACTTTAACCTAAAAGAATGGTAAAATTAATACCTAATGGATATTAAAAGAGTTAAACAATCAGTAGTAGAAGAAACAACCCTAGGAATTTATGTGTGGGAAATTGATGGTAAATGGGTTGGAGACGATGAAGGAAACTATCTTTCTGTAACCTCTAAAAAAGGAAATAGAGAAAAGATTGAAATGCTTAGGAAAGCCGTTGCCCACTATGGCATAAATAGAGGGGAACCAAAGTTTTTGGCGGGACGCAGAAAAATTGATGACGAAGAATTTCAGTATCAGCAACAAAGGTTGAAATGGGGCTTAACTCCAGATCCACTAGATATTGGCGAATACAAAGATCAGGTTAGAGCAGCAAAGGGAGTTAAGTAAATGGAATTTATAAACGACGAAGAAGATTCATCAGATCAAATTTTTATATCCAATGATTCTGATTGGATTAAGTTTAATAAAAAACCAGTTGTAGAAAATGATCCATTTAAAATAGAAGGCGTAGAATTAAAAAAGGTTAATGGATTAAGTCCATCATTTAAACGCAAAGTCTCAAGAGATTTACAAAAAAGATTTGTAGGTCAAGATAATACAGCAACACAACAAAACCTATTAGCACAAGCCATTACTGGCTATGCAATGTTTGATCTTATTGAGCCACCATATAATCTAGAATACCTTTCAAGAATTTATGAAATTTCTCCATACAACTATGCAGCAATTAATGCCAAGGTTGCAAATATTGTTGGACTAGGATATTCATTTGTAGAAACAAGAAAAGCTAACGAAGCGCTTGATAACATTACAGATGAAAAACAATTAGAGCGGGCTCGTCGTAAGTTAAATAAACTTCGTCAAGACTTAGAGGCTTGGCTAGAAGAAACAAATGAGGAAGAAACATTTGTTGAAACATTAATCAAGGCTTATGTAGATTTAGAAGCAACAGGAAATGGCTATATTGAAATTGGCAGAACAACTGTCAGATCGTCCAAATGAAATTATTCATTTAAAGAAATATACTCCAATGAATAACTATTATGGAATTCCAGATATTATTGCAGCACAAAATGCAATGGCAGGAAATGAATTTGCTGGAAAATATAACTTAGACTACTTTGAAAACAAAGCGGTCCCAAGATATATCATTACAGTTAAGGGTGCTAAACTAGCTCCAGAGTCAGAACGTAAATTATTAGAGTTTTTCCAAGTTGGCCTAAAGGGTAAAAATCACAGATCTTTATATGTTCCACTTCCAGCCGATAGCCCAGACTCAAAGGTTGAATTTAAGATGGAGCCAATTGAGGCAAATGCTCAAGAGTCTTCATTTAATGTTTACCGAAAATCAAATAGAGACGAGATCCTTTTAGCACATAGAGTTCCAATTAGCAAAATTGGATTACCTGAGGGAGTTAATTTAGCTTCAGCCAGAGACTCAGATAAAATGTTTAAAGAACAGGTATGTCGTCCAGCTCAGGATATTTTAGAAAAGAAATTAAATAAAATAATTGAAGAAAAGACAGATGTACTATTAATTAAATTTAATGAGCTGACTTTGACCGATGAAGATACTCAATCTAAGATCGATGAGAGATATTTAAGGATGCAGGTAATTACCCCAAATGAAGTTAGAATTAGAAAAGGTATGGTTCCAATTGATGGGGGAGATTCAATTGTTCAATTAAAGCCACAACAGGCTGCCGAACAAACTGCACAAGCCATGAATTCTCGTCAAAGAACTCAGGAGCGGGATGCTAATTCTCCAGATATTTCTGGGGAGGCTAGAAATCCAAAAGGCGAGGGTCGAGTAACCGCTTAATTATTAGGCAACTAGTTATTTGCCTTTTGATCTATACAAGTATAAAATAAAGCATATGAATATTGAAAAATCTAATTGGTCTTCCAATGGCGATAATATTATTTTATCTGTTCCATTCACAAAAGTTAATCGTGAAAAGAGAACAGTTTCTGGATTTGCGACACTAGATAATCTAGATCAAACAGGCGATGTAGTAACAGCAGAAGCAAGCCTTAAAGCTTTTGAAAACTTTAGAGGAAATCTTCGTGAGATGCATCAACCAGTTGCAGTGGGCAAAGTAGTCTCTTTCAAACCAGAAACATTTTATGATCCAGCAACAAAAGAATTTTTTAATGGAGTATATGTAGATGCATATATCTCAAAGGGTGCCCAAGATACATGGGAAAAAGTTTTAGACGGAACACTTCAAGGTTTCTCAATTGGCGGAAAAATTATTGAGTCAGATAATGAAGTAAACAAAGCAACAGGTAAGACAGTTAGATTTATTAAAGATTATGATTTGATGGAGCTATCAATTGTAGACTCTCCAGCAAATGAGTTGTGCAACATCCTTTCAATTCAGAAAGTAAATGGACAATTGGTATTTAAAGGAATGGCTGCAGAAGTTGTAACAGAAAATATTTTTTATTGTGCAGATAGTGACTCTGTTTTTATTTCAACAGAGAAGACATATGAATCACCAGTAACTGGTAAACCAGCAGAGTTAATCGGTTGGGTAGAAAGTTCAGATGTTAACAAATCAAAAGAAATAGATAGAATTCTTGCTTCATTTAAGAAGTCAAGATTACCGTTGCCTGCAATACAAACAATTGCAAAACAGGCAAACGCAGAAGGAGGTAATGAAGTGTCAGAAAACACAGAAAACGTAGTTGTAGAAGATGCAGCAGCAGAAGTTGCAGCACCAGAAGCAGCCGTAGAAACTCCAGCAGTTGCAGAAGATGTAGCAGCTGAAGCAGCACCTGCAGAAGATGCAGTTGCAGACGCTTCTGCCGAAACTCTGGAAAAGGCAGCCGACGTATCAGAAGTTGAGGTTGATGAACCTGATTTTGCAAAGATGCTAGGTGACCTAAAAGGCTTTTTCGCAGAAACTTTAACAAAAGCTTCTGAAGCAAACGCTGTTCAGGTTTCAACAATCAAAGAGACTGTTGAGACATTTAGCAAGAGCGTTGAAGGCCGAATTTCAGAATTGGCAGAAAAACATGCAGCATTAAGTAATGCTGTAACAGAAATACGCAACACCATTAACGGTGTAGAAAAGCGTGTCGATGCAGTAGAAAATGAGACTGCAATTAAGAAGTCCTCAGACCTTGGCGGGTCTCAGGAAGTAACAATTAAAAAATCTAAATGGAACGGTTCTTTCCTCGGTTCCGTACAGGAAATTTTCAATTAAAAAAAGGGTTGGTAAAACTATGAGTAATGAACTATTAGAAAAATCAGTAGCCGCTAACACTCACGTAACCGCTAATATGACTGGGTCTGCAGTAGCAAACACAGGCGTACACATTGGTTCCGAGGGCGAGGGTGGATTACTGAATCCAGAACAATCAGCTCGTTTCCTAGACTATATGTTCGACGCAACCGTAATTGGTAAAGTTGCACGTACAGTAAGAATGAAGTCTGATACAACTGAAATTGATCGTATGTCCGTAGGCGAGAAGCTTATGAAACTTGCGACAGAAGCAGATGATACCTCAGCAAACGCTGCAGTATCTTTCTCAAAGATTTCTTTGACAACAAAGAAGTTACGCCTAGATTGGGAACTATCAACAGAGTCTCTAGAAGACAACATTGAGGGTCCAGATCTAGAAGACCACATTGCACGTATGATGGCAACACAAGCAGGAAATGATATTGAGGATGTAGTTCTTAACGGAAATACAGCTCTAACATCAGATGCTTTGTACAAGTCATTTGACGGTGTAGTAAAGAAGGCAAAGCAATATGGACATGTTGTTGATGCTGGTGGAGCTGCAGTAAGCCGTGCTGTATTTAACAGTGCCCTTAA